CCTGCGGCAAGGGCATGAATGAAGGCTATGTCGCAGAGATGGACGGGCAATATGCCTGCTCCGATAAATGCTGGTTCACCGCTGGCTACACGCCAGCAATGTATGCAATCGACTACGAAGAGGGCGATGCATACCACACCACATGGGGCGAAGGCGATGAAGTAGATGTCGCTTACACAAAGGAGGGGGAGACCATCGACCTTTGTTTCAAGTGCCGCGCCCCGCAATTCACTGACTCGCCATTCTGCGACCAGTGCCTAACGCATCTATAGGGGGACATCATGGAAAATTGAGACACGGAGACCAGGCGCAAGCCTGGTCTTTTTCCATGCGGCGCGATCTATACAAACACGCAACCCGCAAGGATACGCAACCAGCAAGCCGCAAGATTCGCGAAACTCGGGGCTTGCATCTAGAACATAAAAAGGCTAATCTTTTTACTGTCAATTATTAACGGGAGTTTATGACATGGACAAAGCAATTATATACAAAGGGCCAAGCCTTATAGACAATAGCCCCATTGTGGTGATCGCGACCTATTCGGATCGCAACACCAAAACGGGCGGCATGGTGCAAACGTACATCTTAGCCGACAACGGCAAGTCACCAATTGAGAACAACCGCACGGGCGGAGACTTCTCAATTTGTGGCAATTGTAAACACCGCGGCAAGGCCGATCCCGACGCGACGCAAGGCCTAGCGAAAGAGCGGTCATGCTATGTGAATCTCGGGCAAGGTGTACGCGTAGTTTGGGAAGCGTACCAGCGGGGCGTTTATCCAATGGCAACACACCGCGCCGCCGAGATAGGCGAGGGCCGCATGGTAAGGCTCGGCACCTATGGCGACCCCGCGGCCGTGCCCTATGCAGTTTGGAAACGGCTCTTGATTTGGGCAAAGGGCTGGACGGGCTACACTCATCAAAATGGGCTGATCGATATCCGGCCCGACTTGTGCATGATTAGCGCGGACACAGAAGCCGAGGCACGTGAAGCTTGGGCTCAAGGCAAGCGGACTTTTCGGATCGTTAAAAGCTACTCGGATCTAGTGGGCGGGAAAGAGATCCCATGCCCCGCCGATACAAAAGGCATTCAATGCGCCGCTTGCGGATTGTGCAAAGGCACTTCATCCGCTGGTAAGTCCATAGCAATCACGGCGCACGGACCAGGCAAGAAATACGCGGTATAACTTAGGAGGAACACCATGACAGAAGATGAAAACTTTGAGCCGATCCCGTATTGCGATACATGCGGCGAACCATTAGACAATGAACACGATATCGAAACGGGCTTTTGTCCCGATTGCCATAAATACGAGGCATAACTCCCGGCCCCGTCACCCCTAAAAAGGTGGCGGGGTTTGGCGTTTCGCGCTACTATTCGCTATCCGCAAGCCGCAAGATGCAAGACACGCAAGCCGCAAGGCTCGTGCCGTGAAACACGGGGCTACATTCAGGGTCACTCAACCCGCAAGCCGCAAGATGCAACGATTTTCCACCCTCAAATAAAAATAGATCGCCCTTCGAGGGGCGTGATACTAGGATAAAACTAATACCGCCAGCCGCAGAATAAGCCATATTCCACGCAATTTGGGATGGTCTTATGTTTACCGCGTTAGCTTTTGCTATTTTTAACTCAACCCAAACGGCGACCCCGTCATGCACCAGATGCACATCAGGCACGCCCGACCCTGCGCGGTTTTCAATCCTCGTCGCGTGCGTCTTCGGTGGTAAGTTCTGCCTCAATCGCTTCCACAGGTTTTGTTCTGGTTTCGACATCAGTCGCCTCGCTATATTCGCCCTCGATAAATGCCGCGGGATATTTGTCTTGCAGCTTTGCCAGCCTCGCCGTGATTTCTTCGCGGCTGAGTTCATCATACTTATGCACGTTGGTTGTCTCGCGCCTGTCGATTGTCAGGCCACCAAGTGACGAGCGGATTTTCTCCGCGTTGATTGCAGCGGAAAACTGTCCCGCCTCTTCCGCGTTGTGGGATAATTCGTCGAAGCGTTTAAGCTGATTGATTAGCGTCACCCCATACTTGCGCTCCCGCGCCTCGCGTTCTTCCGCGATGTACTCGACCACCAGCGGGAAGTCTCGCCCGTTCAAAAGTTTTGAGGCTTGGACATTGGCACTGTCCTCGGCATAGCCAGCCTTTCGCGCACACTCGGCATTTGAATAACGCCCCTCAATGTAGTGCCTTGCAAATTCCTTTTGGCGATTGGTCAATCGGCGGGTCGGTTCGGCTGTTTCGATGGCTGTTTTGCTGTCAGTTTTCTCTGTTTTTTCAGTCAAGTTTCCGCTCCAATAGGCTTTTCTCATGAGATATATACATTAAAAAATCAAAAATCATAAGTCCCGACAACGTTAAAAAAGGTCAAAATATGCGTTTGAAGTGTTACAACGTAACAGAAGTGTTACAGCTAGACCCTCTGTAAGGCGCATAAAACCTAGCTTTTTGTGATGCTGTAACAGTGTAACACTTGTAACACCTATATTCTGCGAAGTTTTTGAAAAACTTTTTTCGTGGGAGATTACTACTGTTACAGCGGTCATTTTAGTGCTTTTTTCCCTGACAGTTTTATGCTAATAATTAAGGGTATCCCATGTGGTTTGGGACACACGATTATAACAGATTACAGGAGTTTATCTATGTCGTTTGAAATGAAACTAAGTAATGGGGTAGCTACTATCACCCATGAATACAAAACCAAAGCGCACTGCTATCGCGCTTTTATGGTCGAGCATCTTATGCGTAACAATAAGGTATTTGAAAACTGTGAACAGGAAGACTTGCAGGATGCGTTTCAGGAATTGATCCTGACCAACCGCACCAAGATCCGAGTTCCGCGGCACGAGGGTGCTGATTTAACGAACGAGTTTGAGCGTGTCGTTTACACCATCGAGATCATTGATACTGATGGCGCGGACAAAGAAACTTGGACGCATGACTTCACCATCAACTTTTCTTTTTCGGGTATGCCATTCGATTGGGAAGGTGAACTATCACCCGCAGACTTTCGCTACAAGATCCAAGAGACCCTCCACAACTTAGATGGTGACGATATCTTGCAGCGGATCGAGTGCTACAATTCTTTTGAGGAGACTTATTAAAATGGCTATTGAACACAAAAACCCAACGGGCAGTCACCGCGACATCACGCCAGATATGCTTATCCAGTTTATGGGTGGCGAGGGCAATGTTTCGATGGACAATATTGCCAATGACTTTTGCGATGTTTTGAACGGCATCTGGGAAGACGCTGCCCTCGAAATTCGCGAGTATATTTTTCAGTTTGAGGAGAGCGCATAATGGCTACGCAAGTTTATTTGATTGACCCGTTTGCCAAGACTGTGACCGAGACGAGTATCGATCGGCGCATTGGCTTGAAGGACATTTATCGCCTGATGGACTGCCGCTTGATTGACGCGGTTCGGTTTCGCGATACCAGTGACGTGATCTATGTCGATGACGAAGGCTTGTATGCCGACGATCAGCGGTTCTTCAAGGTCGATGGTGTGCCGCAGCCGCTGGCAGGCAAAGCATTGTATGTCGGCACGACAGACGATGGCGATGACTGCGCCCCGACTCGGACATTGGAACAGGTTGAGTTCATGATCGAGTTCATGCCCGACAGCACCGAGTCGCAAGATCCGAGTTTCGAGATCCGCAGCTACAGCAGCGATGAAGAACTGAAGGAACTGCTCGAGGAGTTGATGTCATGATGGACGCAGAGGACATTCACGAATTTCATTATGAGGATGGTCACCATCGCAAGACGTATCGCGTCAGCTTCATACCCGTTGAAACACTTGAGTATGAATATGTTGTCGAAGCTGAAAGCGAGGATGATGCCTATGACGCAGCCGAAGAACAGTTGCAAGAAGCCATTGGGTGGGACGCGGCGAAGGATTTCCAGCTAAACGATTTAGAGGAGCAAACGTCATGAGAGGTGAATTGACAGTGTATTTGTGCATCGGGGACAAGATCTCCCCGATTGCATACCTCGACAGGGATGAGATGTATCCGCATCTGATCGAGGGTTTTGAGGCTTACGCCAAGTCGCAAGGCGGCATGATCATGGAGCGCATGAACGATGAGCGCGAGATCTGCACGGGCGACGTTGATATGTGGTCGGGCGGGGATCTCGCCCAATCATACGCGGAACTAGCCGAGGTGGTCGTGGATGTGGCGAACTTTAATTATCTACCGCATCGCCTCCGCCTCGACATAATTGAAACAGTAGACCAATAGGAGATTATTATGGGACTTGATATGTACTTACAGGCGCGGAAGTTTATCCGCACACAATACAAAGGCACGGGCGACGAGTTTCGCGCTTTGCCGAAAGAGAAGATGGATGACGTGTTCGAGATTTCGCACATGACAGCAGATGTTCTCTACTGGCGCAAGAACCACTGGGTTCATGGCTTCATCGTCGAGAACTTTACCGACGATGGTGAAGACAACTGCGAAGAAATCCACATGGATTGCGAGAGGTTGGAAGAACTTGCCAAGACGCTGGAAGCGTGGGCGGAGAACCCGAATTATTTGGATGCCACCGAAGGATTTTTCTTTGGCACGAATGACGAGGAGTGGAAGGCCATGTGCCGTGAGCGCATACCCGAAGACATTCTGGCAATTCGCAGGGCATTGCTGTGGTTAGAAGAAGAGGACTTCGACAAAGAGTGGCGCGAAGTCTTCTATCAGGCCAGTTGGTAGGAGGAGAGCATGGCATATAAAACAGTATACTGGGACTGGCGCGAGGCGTTCAGCAAGTTTGGTTTCGATGATGGCGATGGCTGGAACGGGACAGATCTGGTTTCCAGTTTTATGAGCGAAGAGTTTGGGCTCAACATCTACTGCGAAACGTGGGGCTGTCACAACTACATGATCATGGAGGTCTGCAAGAAGACAGACAAGAAAGGCAAGAAGGTCAACCTGATCCCGCAGGATACCGACTTCACGCATGGCTACGATGAGCCAGACGAGTGGATGCCGCAGGAGTGGATCGACAAACTTGATGATCACTTCAATGATGACTATCAGGTCGGGATTTGTTGATCATGGTTACTTATCACGACAATACCGAGTTCCCGTTCGAGGAACTACGAGATGACGAGGGGGACTTTTTCCAAAAAGTCTCCCTAGCCATGGAGCATTGGGATGTGGATGAGTCGCATGTCTGGTCTATCCTAGAGACAAATGATCCAGACACATGGCTATACGCCCCGCCCCATCATTTTATCAACGTTATTGGATACATTGTGACTAAGGAGACGCATGACCATGACACTTACTATGAGGAGAGATTTTGATGTCGTTTTATTTTGAGAAAGAGAGTCCGAAGGTGTTTGTTGAGGGGCAGATGCGAACTGTCTTCAACCTACTGGAGGATATGAAAGTAGAGTTGCGCGGCTACGATGAAGCCGAACTGCAAGAAGTGAAAGAGTTCGCAAAGCGGTGGCTCACTGTGCCAAACCGGGCGATGGTTGTGATTGCCTCTCACATGTTCGATCAGTGTAACTACCAGATGACCATGTTGAGGGCGGCGGACAATGCCCTCAAGAAATCGGAGCCGACCAATGACTGACGCAAAAGAAATTTTCACCGACCCCCAAGTCGCAAGTTTCAAGATCCGTTATGAGAACGGCAAGAATAATCTTGTCCGCAATCATGTGCGGTGTGACTGGTGCGGCGGCTTCGGGTTCGATTGCAACGAGGCGCAAGACATCGATGTCTGTGGCGAGTGCAAAGGTTCGGGTTTCGTGATGACTGAAACGAGATGGGAGGAAGATCAATGAGCGATGACGAAAGCAAAATCTATGTCTTAATGGTTGTGGTTTTCTTGTGCTCTATTTTAGCGACTTGCTTTGTGCCGAACTCTGGTTCGCATAAGGATTGCCAGCAATGGGAGGGTCGCCAGCACCTAGCGTGTATGGGTGGCAAGGGATGATAGGCGAAGCACTCATGTGTATGGCTATGAACATCTACCACGAAGCAAGAAACGAGAGCACGATAGGGCAACTCGCAGTAGGGCAAGTGGTTATGAACCGCATGAAAGATCCGAGGTTCCCGAACGAAGTCTGTGATGTTATTCATCAGGGCGGCACGAAGCGGCACCGGTGTCAGTTTAGCTGGTACTGTGATGGTGATCCCGATAAGCCGTTGAATAAAAGGGCTTTTCGGGAGTCGCAAGAGAACGCCATCACGGTCATGAACGGCTGGGTTGGCGGCTTCTTGGACGGGGCTACGCATTACCATGCAGATTATGTCAGCCCTAAGTGGAGACACGAGAAGACTTTTATAGTAAAAATTGACAGTCATATTTTTTATAGGTGGGAACAATGATGGTGGTTAATGACAACCTGTCGCCGCTCCAGCCGATGGTTGAAGAGGCATACGAGAAAGCGATAGCTGCCGACTGGAACAACGACCCGAAAGCTGGGGGTCTATGGCAGGAATACAGAAGACTTAAAACTAAACTAGAGAATGGAGAACTTTATGAGCCAAGATTTTGACGACAACATGAAAGGTGTCTTGTTCAATAACAACACCGACAATCCGAAAGCACCAAACATCAAAGGAGAATGTACGGTAGATGGTAAAACTTATGAAATCGCTGGTTGGCGCAACACGTCGAAGGCTGGCAAAACTTATTATAGTCTCAAGTTCCAAGAACCGTGGACAGGCGACAAAGACAGCAACGGCACCGACAACATGTTTCCGGAACCGGGGGACTTGGAATAATGGGTAGCGTAGTAGACTTCCCAGAGAAGCCGAAGAAGTTCGACGTAAACACTGCCCCGTTGACATCAGCGCATGTCCTGTATGTAGCCGGGCTAGATAGTCAGATGGTGCCAGTTACATCGAACGAGAAGGCAACATGGTGGGGCACGATAGGGGTTTGGTATCCGGAAAAAGAGGACAAGTCCGACATAATGCACTGCCGATTGTCGGCCGCGTTCTTGGATTATCAACACGCTCAGATGTTTACGAGCGATATCGCAACAGCTTCAGGCCAATCTGTCGAGGACGGAATGCCGGATGAAATGATTAAAGATCTACAAAAGGCAATGGTCGATAGCTTCTTGCTAGACTTCACTGACCTAGAATTGGATGACGATGACCCAGCATAACTATAAACAACTGACGTTTCTTCGCACCAACATGAGCGGAGAAGATGAGGACACGCATCCGGCGGAACTTTGTATATCGGACGGTAGCGGCAAGCTGCATCTACAAAAAGTGAGCAGCAGAGCACTGCTTAACATGGCACGAGATGCAATTCGCATCTTGGCAGAGACAAGATTTTTCGAAACAGGAGAGACTAATGACGAATAGAGAAAGCTACCACGATTATCAGGGTCGCAAGATCCGAGAAACACGAACAGAAACGCGTGGTCGCAAGCCCAAGTTTACAAAAGGGCGCAAAACAATGGCGGTGGACTTCGAACCTTCAACGTATGAACAAGTGTCAGAGTTGAGCAAAGAGTTCACAGCCAAGTCGGGCAAGCATATCGGTAAGGGTGAGCTTGTCAGAACAGCCGTAGATTACTGGTTGAAGAACGGCGCAACCTATTCAATGGAGCTATAAAATGAGTGATGAACAATACAGTACGCCCCTGATCAGCGAGGCGGCAGACCCTTTGACCCATTTAACTGGTAACGAATATGAGCTAGGATGGAGATCAGTTTGGATAATTACGCCGAGAGGTAACAAGGTTCGTGTTCTCGAAACTCCAGAAGGCCATATTGAGACGGTGGTTCGACCGGCCGGAGCGTATCCAGGAAATGGAAGTTCAGAGCCTGGGGTACAAGGTGTGGGCGATCACAGTACTATCGACCCAGAAGCCGAGCCGCCCTTTACCATCTCCGCGTAGCTTTGACGGTGGTGTTATAACATGCG